ATCCTGAGTATGAGAAGAATGAAGCAGTGAAAGAGGTTCTTCGTTATGCATTGACACCTACCCAACAGGGTAAGGCAGACTCTCTTGGTTATGTTCCTCTGCCCGAGTCTCTTCGTCAGAAGGCACTTGCTGCTGTTGAATCCCTCAAATAAATTGTATATATAATACATAATTGAAGAGACCCTCCAAGGGTCTCTTTTTATTTGAGGTTAGCATGAACATCTATCTAAACCTAAAACCGAATAACTATGACGGAGAATCTGATCTCCTAACATTGGACTTGCCACAAAATTATATCGATGATATAATGCGTTATGTCCGTCCTATTGCCGAGCAAAAGGAAACATCAGACTATAAAATCTTAAAAGATTTAATTAAAGAAGCAGCATTTGAAATTTCACGGAGGAGCTATGAGCGTAAGGGTCGTAAGAACAAGAAACGGTGAGGATGTCATTTGTGACATTCGAGAGATTTCTCAGGAAGGCGAATCTAAAGTTCTTGGATACCAATTGATTTGCCCTTATACCATCTGGGTATCAGAGGGAATGACTGCTGAAGATGATGAGGGCAACATCCATAAAATCAGTAACCCTGAAATTACTATGGAACCTTTTGCACCTTTAGCAAAGGAACAAAAACTTATCGTTCGATACGATGAGATCATTAGTGCATACGAAACACATGACGATGTACTCAAAAAATATCAAGAATTGGTGGAGGCAACACATGGAATCGAACCTGAAGATTCTCCTGTTGAAGAACGGGAATCTGACTGATTATCTGATCGGCAAGGTTACGCAGTTGGATGAAGAACCTTCTGTGCTGGTAGAGGGATGCTATCGAGTCGTCGATGGTGTCCTGGAGGAGTATCCTAAGTATTCGTCACAACGTGATTTGTTCTTGACAAGTGAGTCTCTTTTTACTATAGTAGATCCGTCAGACACTATCGCAGACGAGTACAAAAAAGTAAATGGGTAGATTCTATACGAACGTCCAACTAGCAGGCAACACCATTCTTTATCGTGGGTATGAGAACGGACAACCAGTCCAATCTCGTGCCCACTTTTCGCCTACTCTATTTGTTCCTTCTAATAAGAAGGAGAAGCATCGAACATTGAATGGTGAGTATGTCAAACCTATCAAGTTTGATTCTGCTAAGGAAGCAAGAGAGTTTATTCAACAGTACGAGGGTGTTGAGGGATTCAAAGTACATGGATATGAACGCTATGTTTATCAGTTCATCTCCAAAGAATTCCCTAACGAAGTTAACTATGACATCAGTCAGATGAAGATCTTTGCATTGGACATTGAGGTCCAGTGTGAGAACGGATTCCCCAACGTGGAAGAGGCGGCAGAAGAAATGTTATCAATCACCATCAAAGATATGGTGACTAAGCAGTATTATTGTTGGGCAACCCGTGAGTTTGAAGCACCCAAAGGTGTAGAGACAAATATTTTTTGGACTGAGCATGAGATGCTCAATCACTTCATCAACTGGTGGGCGCAGAATACACCTGATATCCTTACGGGTTGGAACGTGAATCTGTATGACGTTCCATACATCGCTCGTAGGGTTAATCGTGTGCTTGGGGACAAGTGGATGAAAGCTTTATCCCCGTGGAATCGTGCAAATGAGAGGGAGATCTATGTCCAAGGACGTAAAAATTATGCTTACGATATCTCTGGTATCAATATTCTTGACTACCTTGATCTATATCGTAAGTTTACATATTCAAATCAAGAGTCTTACCGACTCGATCATATCGCTTTCGTCGAACTCGGTCAGAGAAAAGTTGATCACTCTGAATACGAAAACTTCAAAGACTTCTATACATCTGATTGGCAGAAGTTTATGGAATACAACATCCAAGACGTTGAACTAATCGACAGATTGGAAGATAAAATGAAGTTGCTTGAACTTGCCATCACGATGGCTTATGATGCTAAGGTGAACTTTGAAGATGTGTATAGTCAGGTCCGCATGTGGGACACCATGATTTATAACTATCTAAGTGATCGCAATATTGTTGTTCCCCCTCGTAAAGGTGCGAAGAAGGATGAGAAATATGCAGGAGCATACGTCAAGGAACCGATTCCTGGAGGGTATGATTGGGTTGTTTCTTTTGACCTCAATAGTCTGTATCCTCATCTCATTATGCAGTACAATATTTCCCCAGAGACACTCATCGACCAGAGACATCCCAGCGCAACGGTGGATCGAATACTTGAGGAGACGCTAGATATTGATGGGGAGTATTGCGTTTGCGCTAACGGTGCTCAATACCGAAAAGATATTCACGGGTTCCTACCCGAAATGATGCAGGAGATCTACGATGAAAGGACCATATACAAGAAACGAATGCTTGAATCTAAGCAAGCTCTTGAACATGCCACCACACCTACAGAGACCTTGGCACTACAAAAGGATATCTCAAAATTTAACAACATCCAAATGGCAAGAAAAATCCAACTCAATTCTGCCTATGGTGCCATCGGAAACCAATACTTTCGATACTACAATCTTGCAAATGCTGAGGCGATTACTCTTAGCGGGCAAGTCTCGATTAGATGGATTGAAGGGAAAGTAAATCAGTACCTAAACAAACTACTTAAAACAGAGGATCACGATTATGTTATTGCTTCCGATACTGACAGCATCTATATCTGTCTTGATCTACTTGTTCGCACAGTATTTGATGGTAAAGATGTTTCTAAAGAGAGGATCGTTAACTTCCTTGACGATGCTTGCAAGAAACGAATCGAACCTTTCATCGACAAATCCTACAAAGAACTAGCAGATTATGTTGGTGCTTATGAACAGAAGATGTTCATGAAGCGAGAGAACATCGCTGAGAAAGGTATCTGGACTGCTAAGAAGCGATACATCCTCAACGTTTGGGACAGCGAGGGTGTTCGTTATGAGAAACCTAAACTCAAGATGATGGGTATCGAAGCAGTCAAATCTTCTACACCTGCTGCATGTCGCACATCTATTAAAGATTGCCTGATGGTGATCATGAATCAAAACGAAGAAGCAGCACAAAAGTTTATTGCAGATTTCCGAGACAAGTTTTCATCGTTGCCGATTGAAGATATCTCTTTCCCTCGCGGTTGCAATGGCATAAATAAGTGGTCGAACCCATCGACCATCTATAGCAAAGGCACACCTATTCATGTCAGAGGAGCACTGCTGTATAACTTCCATAACAAGAAAAACAAACTTACTCACAAGTATCCTCTGATTCAGGATGGTGAAAAGATTAAGTTTGTGTATCTAAAAACACCGAACAAAATCGGGGAGAATGTAATCAGTTATCTGAATACATTCCCGAAGGAATTTGCACTTGACAAACAGGTGGATTATGATCTACAATTCTCAAAGAGTTTCCTTGACCCGATCAAAGTAATTATGGATGTTATTGGATGGCAACCTGAAAAAATCGCATCACTGGAGTTTCTATTCGGATGAAGAAAACAAGATTTATTGTAACCTATCAAAACGCTTTCGGTTTCTCTCCTAGAGAAGAGAAGGTATTCAATGATCACAAGGAAGCAGAATGGTTTGAACGTGCCATGAAACGTTCTAATTACATCACGAACATTTTGGAGGTTAAAGAGTGAATTTTTTAAAGGATGTTGTAAAGGAGATTGGTAATGAGTATGCAGGACTTGTCAGTGATGGTGTCGCAGCAGGAGACACTGCTGATTTCATTGATACTGGTAGTTACATTTTCAATGCTTTGGTTAGCGGTTCAATCTACGGTGGAGTCCCCTCAAACAAGATCACTGCTATCGCTGGTGAGTCTTCTACTGGCAAGACTTTCTTTTGCCTTGGGATTGTTCAGCATTTCCTTGACAGCAATCCCGATGCTGGGGTGATTTATTTTGAATCTGAGTCAGCGATTAGTAAACAAATGATCGTAGATCGTGGCATTGACGCTGAGCGTATGATGATTGTGCCTGTATCTACTATCGAAGAATTTCGTACTCAGTCGTGCCGTATCCTTGACAAGTATATGGAGCAAGACAAAGAAGATCGCAAACCCATGATGTTTGTTCTTGATTCTCTGGGTATGCTTGCGAGCAATAAGGAGGTTGAGGATGTTGCGAACGATAAGCAAGTTCGCGATATGACAAAATCACAGTTGATTAAAGGTGCGTTCCGTGTGTTGACATTGAAACTTGGTAAAGCAAATGTTCCAATGCTGGTTACTAACCATACATATGATGTAATCGGAAGTTATATTCCCACAAAAGAAATGGGAGGAGGAAGTGGACTCAAATACGCTTCATCAACAATTATATATCTATCAAAGAAGAAGGAAAAGGATGGTACAGAGGTTGTTGGTAATATTATCAAATGCAAAGCACACAAATCTCGACTAACAAAGGAGAACTCACAGGTTGAAACACGTCTTTATTACGACCGTGGACTTGACAGGTATTACGGACTACTGGAACTGGGTGAGAAGTATGGAGTCTTCACAAAGCGGGGGAATAGGATCGTTGTTGGTGAATCTACTGTTTATCCTAAGTCTATCCTCTCTGATCCGCAGAAGTATTTCACCCCCGAAGTGATGCAAGCACTTGACGAAGCTGCCGCCCAGGAGTTTCGTTATGGAAACTAGTATTTTAAATCAAAAACTTACTGACTATATCAAAGTACCTTGCGATAAACTTACTGATTACATTCGAGTTTATGACGGGATTGCTGACAAACGTTTTTGTGACGATCTGATTGCAAACTTTGAATATGAAGAACACAATCAAAACCCTGTAGATAGGGAGAAGCGTCCTACTTTTACTGAACTGAATATCTCTCAGCAGTATAATGATAGAAACACTCGCTGGATAATTCCTCAGCAAGAATCTAAGCAGATCTTTCTAAAGGCAGTTAATGAATACATGGACGAGTTAGATCTTCGTGACATGGATTTTCCTCCTAAGTATTTGTTTGAGGAGTTTAGAATCAAACGTTACCTGGATAATGGTAAAGATGAGTTTGCAGATCATGTTGATGTAGGAGATCATTCCTCTGCTAGAAGATTCCTTGTGTGTTTCTTATATCTAAATGATGTTGAAGAGGGTGGCACTACAGATTTTCCAAAACTAGACCTTTCAATTACCCCTAAGTGTGGTAGAATGTTAGTGTTCCCACCAACCTGGATGTTCCGTCACGCGGGTCGTCCAGTTACCAAAGGCAAAAAGTACATTCTAGGAACTTATCTACACTACCTATGAACGATCTCGAAGTTACTATCCTTAGCAATCTCATATATCATGAGAAGTATACTCGGAAAGTGCTTCCTTTTCTTAGGACAGAGTATTTTCAGACACGGTGCAACAAAGTCATCTTTCTGGAGATTCATGAGTATGTAAGTCAGTATGATGCGCTACCATCTTTAAATGCTATTGGTATAGAATGTCAGGAACGAACTGATCTGTCAGAAGAACAGTTTAAAGAAATTATTGAGGTATTAAATGAGCTTTCCGATGATCCCTCGGACTACGATTGGCTCGTTGATACTACGGAAAAGTGGTGTCAGGAGCGTGCGATCTACCTATCGCTTATGGAATCTGTCAAGATTGCTGACGGGCAAGATACCAAGAGGGATAAAGGTGCGATTCCTTCGATTCTTTCGGAGGCACTAGGGGTTTCCTTTGATCAGCATGTGGGTCATGATTATGTCTCTGATGCTGAAGCACGATACGATTTCTATCATCGGAAGGAAGATAAGATTCCTTTTGGTCTGGAATTGTTCGACAAGATCACCAAGGGTGGTCTCCCTAACAAAACTCTGAATGTTGCTCTTGCTGGCACAGGTGTCGGTAAGTCTTTGTTCATGTGTCACCTTGCTAGTAGTGTTCTCCTTCAGGGGAAGAATGTTTTATACATTACTATGGAGATGGCAGAAGAAAAGATTGCAGAAAGGATTGACGCAAACCTTTTGAACATTCCTATCCAACAACTTAGTGATTTGCCTAAGGTAATGTTTGACAAAAAGATTGCAAACCTGAGTAAGAAGACTCAAGGCAAACTTATAATTAAAGAGTATCCAACGGCATCCGCACATGTCGGACATTTTAAATCTCTTCTTAGTGATCTTGCTCTTAAGCGGTCTTTTAGACCCGATATTATCTTTGTGGATTACCTCAATATATGTGCTTCCCAGAGATACAAAGGAGCGGTCGTTAACTCCTACACCTACGTCAAAGCAATCGCAGAAGAACTCAGAGGACTTGCTGTGGAATCCAATGTTCCTATTGTATCTGCTACGCAAACCACTCGTTCAGGTTATGGTAGCACTGATGTTGACCTTACTGATACTTCTGAATCCTTTGGTCTCCCTGCTACTGCTGATCTTATGTTTGCCCTTATTAGTACGGAAGAGCTTGAGGGTATGAATCAGATCATGGTGAAGCAGTTGAAGAATCGATACAATGATCTCAGCAGAAACAAACGTTTCTGTCTGGGTATTGACAGAGCAAAGATGAGGTTGTATGATGTTGAAGAATCTGCTCAGGAAGACCTGGTTGATTCAGGTCAAGAGCAAGAAAAAGCAGACCTGGTGAAACGATTCACCGCCAAAAAATCTTTTACAGAATTGAAGTATGATTGATCCAATTAAGTATGCAGAATTTGTCAATGCGGTTACGTCGCAACAAAGTAAAGACCACGAAGCATTCGTTTATCGTATTCAAGAACTTGAGGGTCAGGGATTTCCTTCCGAGCGACTGCTTACTGCTTCTGTAGGCATGTGTGCTGAAGCAGGTGAATTTACGGAAGTAGTAAAGAAGATTGTATTCCAAGGCAAACCTGTCAATGAAGATAATCTGTTTCACCTGAAGCGTGAATTGGGTGACATCATGTGGTATGTCATGCAAGCATGTATGGGTCTAGGTACAGATCTAAATGAAATCATTGAGATGAATGTTGAGAAACTTGCATCTCGTTATCCTGATGGTGCATTTGATGTTCACTTCTCTGAGAACAGGAAGGAAGGTGACGTTTGAAACATCTGGAAGTAATAGATAATTTTGTTCCTCCAGAGGAATGGCAGGAACTGCAGGAAGTCATCCTGGCAGATGACTGTCCTTGGTTTTGGAATAATGATATTACTTCATTAGATAATGTTGTATCAGATCCTGTTCCTAGTGGGCAATTTACACACACAGTATGGAGAATCAATGAAGGTCCTCAAACTGTTGGGTGGAAATATTTTCTATCATTGTTTGAGCAGATTAGATTGTCTTCTCCAAAAGCTCATGAGGAAGTATTTGTATTGTTGCGGGCAAAATTGAATATGAACCCCAGAGAATCTGAGAATGTTCAGTTGGGTAGTTTTCATATAGATTTTCCAATTGAGTCTGAAACAGCAATTCTTTATATCAATACAAACAATGGATATACAGAGTTTGAAGATGGAACTAAAGTTGAGTCTGTAGCAAACAGACTGTGTATGTTCCCATC